GACTTCAGGTTGAAGAAAGAGGGAGAAGAAGAACCAGACGGTGCACAAATTTCTCAGATGGTTGACCTAGCCAGTGTTGAGAATGAGGAGATGATGAATGGCAACGAAATTGCTCCAACAGCTTATGCTTCTACGGTTCACACACAGATGCACATAGACTACATGAACTCTGATAAGTTCAGGAAGGATGTTCCAGCTGAAGATAAAAAGGTACTTCAATTGTTTACTAACCATGTTATGGGTGAAATTGCGGCTCAGATGTCTAGGAAACAGAGTGGTTTAGGTGGTCAAATGGGAGGTTCTAATGTTCCTGGAATGCCAGGAGTCCCAGCAGGTCAAGTTCCTCCATCACAAGCCCCAGGAATGGGTGAAGTAGTTCCTGACAGGATAGAAGGCGGTGGAGATGTACCAAGTGGAATGTCAGGTGCCAATGCAGGAATAGGTGGAGGTAGGAAGATATGAAACAAAAAAAACCAAAGTACTCTTTAGCTTACAGTGAAGCGTTAGCCACTTTGGCTTCAAGACCAGAGTTTAAAGCTTTCCTACGCTTACTAGAAATTGAAGAGAAAAACATTATTGTTATGTCTTTTAAGATAAGGTCTTCTGACCCAGAACTATCTCGTAAGAAAGCTGGGCTAGAGGGTAGGATATTTCAGATGAGAAAGATAAGGAATACCTTTACTGAAGCAGCTAAAAATAAGGAGGATTAATGGGAATTTTTGACAATTTTTTTGGTGGGAGGTCATACACTTATGGTAAAGATGGTGGAGAACCAACCATAGAAGATACTCCTGGCAGGATAGATGAAATATTGGCAAAAATAAAGGGTATGTTTTCTGACATAAAAGGTAGGGAAGATGCTACAAGACCTCCAACAACACAACAACAGTACTCCCCTACTCAAGCTCCAAGTCAAGAACCTACTCCTCAAAAACCACAATCTGAACCAGCAAATCAATACCAGCATAATGTTCCAGTAACATCAGATACTCCAAACTATGAAATACCAGATGAGATGAAACAAATGTTAATGGAAGAGTTGGATTCTTCTGGGATAGCTACTGAAGCAGCACAAAGTCTTCATCACGAAACGATGAGGACAGATATTCCTGGAGAGGCAGAAAGGGGCTCGAATAGGGGCGAAAATCCTGATTTTATTACTGGTAAGGGATGGGATGACTACAATTACCAGACCGAGGAACACACAAAACCAAATGGTGAAAAAGGGACTAGATATAAACTAGATAAAGCAGGAGACAAAATTCCTAAGTATGTTGTTAATCCTCAAGGTGGGACGGAAAAATCAGAAGACCGAGGGTTGTTCAGGATTAACAATGCTACATTTTACGATTTTCAGGACAGAAAGCCAGAGTTACTTAAAGAAGCTGGGATTAAGTCTTATGAAGATATGTATGACCCTATGAAGAATATAAGGATGGCAAAAATTATTTATGACGAACAAGGTTGGAAGGCTTGGTTTGCTGCTCCTCCCGAGTTAAGGTCTCAGGAGCAATAATATTTGAACGATTTGACACAATTTGATATACTGATGGCAAGAAGTAGTCCAATTACCTAGAGGATACTTCACCCCGAAAGGAGGTGAACCCGAAAGACACTATGAAAGACGAAGAAAAGAAAGTAACGACCCCTCCAGCATCTCCCAAGGAGGACAAGTCCAACAATACGGAGACGGTAGACCAAGAATGGGCAAAGGTAGTCGATGGAAAATTTACCAGCCCGACCGAAGTTGCTAAAGCTTATAAAGAGCTGGAAACAAAATACGGTGAACAGAGTACAGAAGTCAAGCAAGCTAGAGAGATGATGACAACAGTCACACCGATACTAGAAGCTATACAAAATGACCCAGTACTTTTTAAACAGCTAGAAGAAAAACTTTCAGCTGATAATTCACCTAAAAAAACACCAGCCAATAAGAAAAAAGCCTCAAAGGATAATTCACAGAGTGATGTGCGACAAGTTGCTTCAGATTTAGTATTATCTAAATTCGAAGAGAAACATGGCATCGATAAAATGGAACCTGAAGAGCGACGAATTTTACGCCAAAAAATTGGTGACGCTTTATTCGAACTCACAGGTACGAATCTTAATGGCGTTGACTTACGCAAATTAGGAAACACTCTTGAGAATTCTTATATAATATCAAAGTATAAGTCCAAGCCAGCTGACTCAGCTGCAGACGATGAGGTTGACAGGGCAAGCATTTCAAGTATTCCGTCTAAAGACGGGAAAAAAGAAGCCGCTTTGACCCCTGACGAAGCCGAAACAGCAGAGAAGATGGGTCTATCTAGAGAGCAATACCTCGAAGGTAAAATACGCTGACAAAGTGTGAAGGCTGATGCAATAGAAAGTTTATTATGGCAAAAAGTACCGCTTATGGGTTTCGCTACGTGCGACACCTCAAGCCAGGTCAGAAGCCAGCAACTATTGAAGTAATATTAGCCAATGATGCAGTAGTAGCAGTTGGAGAGTCCGTCAAGTTCTCAAGTGGGTATTTAGCCCCTTGTGCAGCTGATGCGGCTCAGCTAGGAATTATAGTAGGCATCGTAACCGAAAAAGGTGAGAACGTTTTCAAAACTAATGAGGCCCATGGTGGCACCATTTCTGGAGATGACACTTTCACTGCGGGTGCGGCAAATGCCACTAGTCAAAAAGTGACTGGTGTAGTTATCACGGATAACGACGCTCTTTTCCAAGCAACCAATGCAGACGCACTAACACAAGCAGAAGTCGGTCTATGGTTCGCAGGGGTAGTTAATACCAATACGGGCATGGACGGTACAACTGGAACAGGCGGGGCCTGGTCAGTAGGTACTCAAGACTGGCAGCTTATAGAGTTAGTAACTACAGATTTAGACGGTTCAGCGGTCACAGACCAAGGACTATTCAGAATCGGTAGGAGTCAACTACTCAACGACGTAACAATCTAGAAAGAAGTAACTTATGGCAGCATACAGAGCAAATTTCGGTGACCTTCTAGAACCTGGTCTTAGAAAACTTTTCGACGACGAGTTCAAGGATATACCTGAAGTTTATAGTTCTATTTTCCATGTTATGGATTCTTCTGTAGACGTTGAGAGAGATAGCAGCATCACTGGTTTCAGTTTGTTAACGCAAACTGCAGAAGGTGGACCTATTTCCTATGAAGACCCAATTCAAATGTATGACGTTTCATACGTTCATTTGAAATACACCAAGGGTTTCAAGGTCTCCGAAGAGTTGGTGGAAGATGACAGATACAACATCATTAATAAAAAACCTAAAGCACTAGCCAGGTCTGCAAGAAGGACTTCCGAGTACCTAGCAGCACAAGTTTTAAATAATGCCTTTTCCTCAGGGACAGGTGGCGACGCAAAATATCTTTGCTCGACTGCCCATCCAAGAGCCGATGGCGGGACTGCACAGTCCAACGCTTCAAGTACGGGTGTAACCCTTACTGAAACTAATTTAAACACTGCACTGTTAGCTATGAGAGGACAACTCGATGACAAGGGCATGAAGATAGGTGTGAAAGCATCTAAACTCATCGTTCCCCCTGCATTAGAGAAAACCGCTCAAATACTCACACAGTCTACTTTAAGGTCTGGAACAGCTGATAATGACTACAACTACTATCGTGGTATCGTAGATGTTATCTCCTGGGACTGGTTGACTTCGTCAACCGCTTGGTTCTTAATTGACTCAAGTGTCCACCAGCTTAATTGGTTCTGGCGAATTCGTCCAGAGTTCAAGCAAGATAGCTCATTTGACACAGGTATGGCACTCTTCAAAGTAAGAATGCGAGCATCCCGTGGCTGGAGCGACTGGCGTGGTTTTTATGGTTCAAAAGGTGATGGTTCTGCTTACTCCTCATAAAGAGTAGCAAGAACATACTGGGAACAGGGCAACGGTGGTAGCCTAGAAACAGAAGCTCATCACTTGAAAATCCTACTTAAAGTATTGATTTAGGGAAAGATTTTCAAGCGAGCCCACCGAAAAAGACTTATTAAAAGTTGACAAGCAGTTTATATAAACATAAAATAATATCAATGGGACTAACAAATTTTTCAGGACAAGTAGGCGGTTCGGTCCATCTCGTGAGAGTTAGGCAGATAGAACCGACATACCCAACACCTATCGCTGGTGACTGGTATTTCGACCAAACGAATGGAAGGTTGTATATTTACGATGGAACAATGTTCTGGGCAACAATCATAGCAACTTCAACCTCAACTTCAACTTCAAGCACATCTAGTTCTTCTTCAAGTTCTTCATCCTCTTCAAGTTCTACTTCAAGTACTAGCTCATCTAGTTCAACTTCCTCAACTTCAACTTCAAGTACTAGTAGCTCAAGTTCATCTAGTTCAACTTCAAGTACTAGTAGCTCAAGCTCATCTAGCTCAACTTCAAGTACAAGTAGCTCAAGCTCCTCGACTTCAACCTCAAGTACTAGTAGCTCAAGTTCATCTACATCAACAACTTAATAATTAAAATATGGCAAACCCTACACATTTAGAAATACACACAGGAAAGACCAAGAAGGTTAGAGTGCAGGCTGCAGCTCCAACTTCCCCTACTCCAACCTCTGGAGAAATTTTTGTAGACAACACTGCTGGTTCCGAAGCCATTGGTCTTAGAGACCACCGAGGCTGGTTATATGTAAGTCTAAAATAAAAATATGTCAACAAACTTTACAGAGCTTCGCTCACAGTCCATTCAAGTCGATACACAAACATCCGCACCAACGGGGGATGACCTCTATGAAGGCAGGACATACTTCGACACATCAACTGGTAGGTTGTATGTTTATGTGAACTCCTCCTGGAAATACGCAGCCATGACCTCCACTTCTACTTCAACCAGTACAAGTACAAGTTCTAGTACATCTACTTCCTCAACTTCAACTAGTTCTACTTCTACATCTACATCATCAACAAGCTCAAGCTCTACTTCTACATCAACAAGTACAACACTATTATGATAGCTATTAAGAACATAGAACCAAAAGAGATGGTCGTTTCCTACGAGGGAACAGACTATATCTTCCCAAATGAAAAAGTTGTTTTGGTAGAGGATAAAGTCTATGACTTTATAAAAGAAAGTTATCCGCTTACTTTTAAGTTCAAAGTCAAGCTTAGTAAGAAGAAACCAGTTCCAAAAGTATCAACTAAAAAGACACAAGTTTTCTCCACAGCTTCTAACAGAGTTAGTGATATGAATGTGACTTTGAATGGCCAGCAAGCAAATACTTTTGCTAATCCAGAAACAGAAGGTCCAGAATATTACGGTAAAGGAATAGAAATAGAAAATATATAATATGTCAACCTTAACAAAAAAGAGTGTATACCAAGCAGATGTTAAAACAACGGCAAAAGGCACAGAAATAATTGGTTCTCCTTGTGTTGTATACGAAATAACGATGATGAATGATGCAAAGGGAGACGCTGTTTTGAACGTATCTAATTCAACAACTTCTTATTCATCTGCTTACAGGCTAGTTAAACTGTTGGCGACAGATGAGAACCAAATGGTTCAGGTTACTTTTCCTGGTGGAAAACCTTTTTCAAATGGATTGAGTGCTACTTGTAATAAAGCCTCTACTGACATATCTGTCACTTACGAATAGTTAATGTCTTGCTTTTTTGATTTGTTGGTGATATAAATAAATAAAGAGCTGTGCTCTGGGTAACAAAAACGATACCTTATGACAAAACGAGTTGCAATTTTGACCACTTTTTCGTCATACTCGGAGGCCTATAGCTTGAACAGGGTAGTACAAAATCAAATTAGGATGTTGGTGGACAACGGATACAAACCCGTAGTCATTGTTGGTGAGCATTTTAAGCCTGTTCAGGACTACCTAGACTCTAATATTGAGATACGTAGGATACCCGATGTTCCTGTATTTAACGAGGTCAAGATGGACCCTACATTTGACCAAGATGTTACAGCTATTGAGAGAGAGCTATCTAAGTGTCTAGAAGGAATTGATGTAGTTCTAACACACGATGTTATCTACCAGCCCGCTGCAGTTAAGCATCTAGTTGCTTCTAAGCGTGTAGCCGCCAGAAAACCTAATATCAGGTGGATGCACTGGATACACTCAGCCACCTCCCCATACACACTCCAAAAACTCAGACCCTTGTTCGTTGACGAATACGCAAAAATTATTGGTGAGAAATTCCCCAACAGTTTCTACATATTTTTTAATGAGTACTCCAGGTTCAGAATTGCCAAAAACTTCAATGTAGCTGTTGAGGATGTAAAGACTGTTTACCACCCTACAGACATCAAAGCTTTCTACAAGATAGAGGATACGAGTTGGGACATCATCAAGAAGTACGATATGTTGTCGGCTGATGTGATGGGCACATACCCTATACGCCTAGACAGGGGTAAACAGGTAGAGAGATACATAAAGACAATGGCTGCATTTAAGAGGCTTGGTAAGTCAGTCAGGCTAGTCATAGGAGACTTCCATTCTAATGGTGGGGACAAGGTTGTTTACAGGAAAGAGTTAAAGGAGACTGCTAAAGAGTGGGGACTAACAGAAAACGAGCTTATTTGGTTATCGGAGCAAAAGTCAGACTGGGAGGTTGAAGTACCTTATCAGGTTATCTCCGACTTCTTCCGCCTATCAAATGTGTTTGTAATGCCTTCAGTTTCAGAGAGCTACAGTTTGATAACTCAGGAGGCTGGACTTTCTGGAGTAACTATGGCTGTTAACGGAGACTTCCCTCCTTTCAGAGAGATATTCGGTACCGCCTCACACTGCGGAGACTATACCAAGTTCTCTAGTAACATAGACATTCTTACTGGGCTTGATGGGGATACTAAGTCTGAACCAAACAACGAACAGGAATTTTACCTATATTTAGCTAAGGCTATGAATTATGACTTAGAGAATGACCGTTCCTTGAAGATGAAGACCTTTTTGAAGAAAGAAAGAAACCTAGATTATGTTTTTAAACATCAGCTAGAACCATTAATTAACTATGTTCCAGTGGAACAAGTAGAGGAAGGCAAAGTTATAAAATGAGTGGAGATGACGCAGTCGTAATTGGAGGTAAGGGAATAGTTGGACAGGCAACAATGAAGTCTTTAAACATACCTCACTATTTTGACTTAAAAGAAAGTAACATTACTCTTGAGGAGGCAGCAAAGAAACTTTTCATTTTCTTTTGTTTACCCACACCCACAGATAGTAAGGGTGGACAAGAAAAGTCTATCAAGGCTATTAAAGACTATGTCAGCCAGATTAAGCAGTATGGAGGAAGAAATATTTTTGTAATTCGTTCAACTGTTATTCCTGGTACTTGTAAGGCTATCGCAGAAGAGTTTGGGGTGATGGTGGCCTCAAATCCAGAGTTGTTGTCTGAGGACACATGGGAGCGTGATGCGGTTAGTCCTAGACTTATCATCATCGGTGCCGACGATGTTCCATCTAGAAAAGCTCTAGAGAATATCTGGAAGTCCGTGAAGGGTAAGAACAGAGTAGTTGTTGATACGGTTACAGCAGAGATGATGAAGTACACATTTAATATGTTCTTCATTACAAAGATTGTTTTTGCTAACCAGATATTTGATGCGTGTGAGACTGCAGGTGCGAACTACAAACAGATTAGGGAGGCTTTAATGGCTCACCCCTGGGGAAGTAAACACCATCTTAAACCTGTTCACAAGGATGGTCGTGGTGGTGGAGGACATTGTTTTCCTAAGGACATCGCAGCTTTTACCAAGTGGTCTAACCTAGAGCTAATGGAAACTGTGCAGAAACTAAACAAGAGTTATTTAAGAAAGTCTAAAAAGAAATGAAAAAACCTAAATTCTCGATAATAACCCCAGTCACAATGGACGTTAAGCACGTAGATAACGCAAGAATGCCTAGGTATGAAATGTTCCTACGCTGTGCCAAC